CTCATCAATTACATATAACCTCTTATGTGTAGGAATATTTCTACCATTAATATAATCTCCATAAAATATATTTTTAATATCAGACACTTTTTTAATTTTGTCGATATCGTTTACATTTACAATATGTCTATCAAGCATACGCGCAATCGCCTTAATTGTAGATGTCTTACCGCACCCGGCTGGACCATAAAATAAAAACCCAAGTTGATACGGTATTCCGCGCGACTCGTACCACGACTTATTATTTACAAAGAAGTCAATCCTTTTGATAATTTTATCGACATCTGTGAAAAAACAATTTTTCCTCAAATCCTTTGTCGTATTTAGCTGATATTCCGAACACAAAATATTCGAGAGTTTCTGGTCTCGTCTTCCATCATTCCAGTCGTCATCACTATTACTTGCACGACTGTTCTCACTCTGAAGAAACTCATATATAAATATTTTATCCGTCATTCTATCTTCTATTTTTTTATTGTATTTTTTTTCGCATTTTTCAATAAATTTATACAACTCATCTACACATTTATCTCTACTCATCATAAGTGTAAAATTTATTTTCTTAAAATCACTTGTATCTGAGTTTTTCTTTTCTCTATGTGTATGTACTTTTTCAATTGATAAGTATATTCCATTTTCTATTTCAATGGGCAAATTTGTACGCGGAGTGTATATATTTGATGCGTTGTTATTTTTATCAATCACTTCTACATATCGTAAATTTATAACCGATAAATCTTTTTCTGTTTTTTTTCTCATCATATCTATTTTGTCAGTATAGTAGTCAAGGATATGTATCATGGGGTCGGGATATTGAATGACAATACTTATAGATGAATACCCAATAACATATTGATTACCTTGATACATTATTCGATGCATATTTCCTTTCTTTAAAAACATCATCATTTGTTTAGTTGTTTCATAATTCATTGAGTAAATAAAATTAATAAACCTTGTCACATGCGTGTTAATGTCGCTATGATGTAATAAAAATAAAAATAAAAGAATTATAATTACATCAATATAATAAATTCCTGTTTTTAAATTTTGTATCAAAATAATATCACCAATACCACTTAAATTGGGCATTGGTAACATTGTAAATATTAGTATACGTACTTAAGATTATAATAATATTACTGTGCTACATATGTATAATATCATACCTCTAAATCAATTATAAATATATTATTAGTATTATGGTTATGTGAATCATCAGTAATAAGGAATCGAATATTGCATAGCATTATCATATATGGTCGCTTTAAATGCGTCATTGTATCCTTCGACATAAACAGTATCTCCATTATATATATTATCGCACCCTTGGTCGCTAGTACAGCTTCGTTTTTTATATGTTACGGGTAACTTAACAGACTGATTTTTATCACTCATGGTATAAAACTGCCATTTATCTTGACTGGGAAAAAGTGGTCTCCCCATAAGAGAAAGAATAGTTTCTTGCCCATTAACACGTGTTAATATTCCAACTTGACGGTATGCCGCGTTTACTGAACGTGTGGGAACATTTATAGGTACTCCTCCTCTTATATCACCGCCCATCGCGACCCCCAATGCGCTTGTTCCATATTGATTAAAATATCTATCGTCGCGTAACGGTGGAGTGTACGGATTTAATAAAACATCGGCCGGGCCTCGAGTATATCCTGAACCGAAACTTGGTATTAAATCTAAAAATCCACGCCCACCACCACTATAATCTTTATGGGTTATTTCGATATTATTCGAGTATGAGCGCGTGTCTGGGCGTGAGTTTGATGTATGTGTATTTCTATTAAATTGCGAATATGCTAAATAAATTATAATACACGCAATGGCTAAAAATATTACAAGAGTTATATTTTCAAAACATATTACGCCCGGTGGGCATTTCTTTGTCATTATATAAAAATATAGATATTATATTTTTATAATTGGGTTTATGAATTACGAGGGAATTTCTATATTTCTCACCAACCTCATACGCCTCATACGTTTAATACTTGAAGATTATTCACCAATAGGTGCAGGGCTTGCTTTGTTTCCTCCTGCTGCGCCTGTTAATAATGACATTCCTGGAAATCCGCCGCTTCCTGAAAACATTTTACTAATCGAACTGTTTTCAAATTTATCGAGGAAACTCTGAGCTGTATTCAAAATAGGCTCTATTGACTTAAGATTATTAATCATTTCTGTCTGTTGAGCTAAAGCGTCACCTCCACCTCCTACACTAGACAACATGCTGTACGCTTGTTCTTTTTGTGCATTAGTTCCTGTCGCCATACCTGGTATTTTCATTTGCATCATAGGGTTAACAGATTCCGTATTTACAGCTGCAGGACTCAACTGTGACATTCCATCTTTGATTTTACTTTTAGTAGTAAAAGGCTGTTTCACAGTATTTGCAGGCTGAGTTCCCATTGCTATAGTGTTATCACTCCCGGTTATAGTAGGGGTAGTGGTAGTGGTAGGGCTAGAGGTAGGGCTAGGGCTAGGGCTAGGGGTATTATTAGTGGCTGATGCATTTGCATCTGCAGTAGCTACTGCTTCATCATAAGCTTTTTTCGCTGACTCGTACTTTACTTTAAGAGCTGCTTTCTTTGTATCATCTTTTTCTTTATCCATTTCCGCTTTCGCATCATCCATTATAGTCTTTAGTTTTATTATTTCTTCTGACGTAAACCCCTCCATCATCATTGTAGAATATCCCCTATTTTTGAACATAGTTATAAAGTTAGTCAAAATAGTAGTTGTCAATAAAACAACAATCATATTTTTACTAAAGTAAGTTGTTAATAAACCAATTATAATAAAAACAGCTATGGCCTCTAAATTATTCTTCAATAAATAATTAGCAGCTGTTACAATCGCAAAAAAGAAAGAAGCATATAGTAGATACTTATTTGAAAGAATGTTACTTGAGTTACTTGAAAATTTAGGTGAAGACCTTCTTGATTTCATTATGTGTGTTATATATATGACGTAGAAAAAAGGTATTATAAAATAATATTAATTAACTTTGTAATTTTTATTTTAAAATATTAAAATAAAAATAATACTAAACTAACTTAAATACCAGTAAATTATGTATTAATATTAACATTAATATTATTATTATTCATCTTCATATTGTGGTTCATATTGTGGTTCATCGTCTGAAGATATGTATTTGGTATCATTTCCACTTGAATTTAAAACGTAGGCTATCTCATCGCGAATACGTTGGATTTCTTCTAGTAAAGCGGTTTGGTCTACTTTTACGCGATTCAATCTAAATTCATCATTCTTAATATTCTTAGAAATTTCTCGAATATGGTCAGATAATATTTTTAGAGCTTTTTTTTGTTTTACTTTTTCTTCTAAAATAGCTGTATTATATTTTTTATAATCATATACAACTGTTTCTAAAAAGGTATTTTGTTTACCTAGTTCTTTTATTTCCCTTTCTTTATCAAACATTAGTTTACGCTTCTTGTCTAGTAAATCTTTCATTCTGTAAATTTTCAAATCTTTCTCCTTTGTAGCGTTAGCGTAAGATTCGTCGGTTATGGGCACATTACTTTCATCATCTACATGCGAGTCATCGCTACTACTTGTATAGCCTTCGCTGTCTTCTGTGGGTTGGTGTGTCGCCATCTTATCATTTATATCATCTACCTTATCTAGATGAGGCGTATGAGGTTGGTGAGAAAAAGAAGAATTCATATCATAATTATAATCTTGAAACTCGGGACTTATAATTGAACTTCTCATAAACTCATCTAATCTGGGTGATTTACTTCTTATATTTGGAGATGTTACTCTTTTTTTTGTAGGTTTTACCATTATATTATTATATATATTTATATTCGTATTTATATTTATTTAATACAGTACAATAAAATATTGTCTTATTAAACACTTGCTGTTCCTAATGATTTTACACATTCATAAATACGTTTGCTGCTAAATAATATACTTAAAAGAACGAATGCACCTGAATATATTAATCCATGAACCAATGATGTCATAATTTTACTACCATTTTTCGGAAGCTCGAAAAAAAAGTCAGGAATTAATATTATAAACAAGATAACATAAATTATAGTTCTAGTAATATCAAATATATGACCCAGCATAAGTATAATATATATTTATATTATGTATTTTTATTATATCTTTTAATACCTATAATATCCATAATATCCATAATATCCATAATATCCATAATATCCCTATAAGCTATGATTACTTAAACTGTAATGCAATATTAATTAGGTACTTTAAAATAATTGGTATAACTTTAAAAAATATATACCATATAACATAATATATAAATGAAATAATCAATGCTGGTATAATTTTATCCTTAAATTTTTCCCATATGGATGAAATCTTTGACTTTGCTATTAAATATTGCTCCTCATAGTATGCAGATAACTCGGAAAGAAAGTTTTTATTCTTTTTTGACTTTTTTCTTTGCTTATTTATTTTTTTATCAACATCATCTTTTATTTTTTGTAACTTTTCTTTTAAAGGTGTTTGTATTTCATCTTTCTTTTTACTTATTAAATTAGGCAAGGTTTCTTTAAAAAATTTTACTACAGACTTTGGAAATAACCTAGAAAAAGCCTTTTTAACAGGCTTGGGTATTAACTTGTATAAAAAGTCTGTAAATTTTGTCATTATTTTTCTTATAAACTCTAAAATTTTGGCGATTAAACCTTCATATGGGATAAAAGCAAATACACAAAAATATATAATAAAGGTAAACAAAAAAGTAGAGAAAAATTCCATTAAAAGTTCAAACTTACAAGGCATTCCTCCACCAGATAACATTTGAGATGCGGCAGATAATTTATTATTTACACCATTTACACCATTTACACCATTTCCAGCATTTCCACCATTTGTATAAACCGAACTCATTATAATTGTATATTTGCAACTGTTAATATATTAAGATAAGAAAAGATAAAATATATACATATAAAAATATTTATATATTATATTATAGTATTTAGAATGTCTTTAAAACCGGTTCCCGTATCCACTAGTAAATCGTCAGAACCTCTTCTGACAGAAAATGATTCTCGCTACGTAATGTTTCCTATACAAGATAACGAAATATGGAAAATGTATAAAAAACAGGTCGATTGTTTTTGGAGAGCAGAAGAGATTGATTTATCGAAAGATATTGTTGAATGGAATAGTGACATTTTAAATGATAATGAAAGATTTTTTATTTCTATGATTTTAGCTTTTTTTGCAGCAAGCGACGGAATCGTTACTGAAAACCTAGCTGTTCGATTTATGAGTGATGTACAGTTAGCTGAAGCTCGCGCTTTTTATGGGTTTCAGATTGCAATGGAAAATATACATTGTGTTACAGGAGAAACAAAAATATTAACAGATAAAGGATACTATATGATTAAAGATTTAGAAAATACAAATGTAAATGTTTGGAATGGTGATGAATTTTCACAAGTCGAAGTTAAATATACAGGAGACCAAGAAATTTATAAGGTTTCTCTTTCAAACGGCATGGAGTTAGATTGTTCTCCAGGACATAAATGGCTAATTCAAAAAGGAAATCCAAAACATCCTGAAAGATGTTTATGTGAAGAAAATGAAACTACCGATTTAAAAATAGGTGACATAATTGAAAGATATATTACTCCTTTTATTGAATTTGAAAATCCAGATGAATTTCAAAATCCATATATACATGGGTTTTTTTGCGGCGATGGAACTTATTGTAATAAGTATCCTATTATTTATTTGTATGATAAAAAACGTGAATTATTACCACATTTTAAATATGATTCTTATCAAGAAAATAGTAAAAGAATTAGTTTTTATATAACAAATTATATTAATAAAGAAAAATTTGTTGTTCCAATTAATTATAGTAGTGATGTTAGACTGCGTTGGTTAGAAGGTTTAGTTGACGCTGATGGATGTATTAATTTAAATACAGCAAAAGATTCAACTTCAATTCAATTAGCTTCAATACATTTTAAGTTTTTACAAGATGTTCAATTGTTATTAACAACATTAGGTATTCAAACAAATATTAAATTAAATCATAAAGCAGCAAAACGATTAATGCCCAAAAATGATGGAACAGGAGACTATGATTACTATATTTGCAAAGATTGTTATGTTTTGTATATAACTGGAAAATCAGTAAATAAACTTATTGATATAGGATTTAAACCAAAAAGACTTGATATAATGTATTGCGAAAGATTAAATAATACTATGGAAGTTTCTGAAAGAATAAAAATTGTTAGTATTGAAAAAATATATGAAAATGAATCAACATATTGTTTTAATGAGCCAAAAAAACATAGAGGAATATTTAATGGAATTCTTACTTGCCAAAGCGAAGTATATAGTTTACTAATCGATACATTAATTAAGAAGACTGAAGAAAAAGATAAACTATTTTCTGGTATAAATAATTTTCCATGTATAAAAAAAAAGGCAGAGTGGGCTGTTAAGTGGATAAATGATAAAAGAAGTTCATTTTTTACAAGACTAATTGCATTTGCGTGCATAGAAGGAATATTCTTTTCGGGGGCTTTCTGTTCTATTTATTGGTTAAAGAAAAGAGGATTAATGCCTGGGTTGACATTTAGCAACGAGCTTATATCACGCGATGAAGCATTACACACCGAATTTGCAATACTTTTGTATAATAAAATGCATAAAAAATACCCTAAACAAAAAGTATATGAAATTATAAAAGAAGCAGTAGAAATAGAGAAAGAATTTATATGTGATGCATTACCTTGTCGATTAATAGGAATGAATTCAAAATTAATGTCACAATATATTGAATTTGTTGCTGACAGACTATCGGTTCAACTCGGATATGAAAAAATATATAACTCTTCAAATCCTTTTGACTTTATGGAAATGATTAGTATAGAAGGCAAGACTAACTTCTTTGAAAAACGAGTTAGTGAGTATGCTTTATCGGAAAAAACAAAAACAGATACTATATTTGACTTTAATGCTAGTTTTTGATGAAATATATTAATACTGGTTTTCAGTATTAAATTACACCGCCCATACCAATTCCTCTATACATATGTTTTCTTATTTGTTGTTGTTGGTGTTGTTGTTGTTGTTGTTGTTGTTGTTGTTGTTGGTGGTGTTGTTGTTGTTGTTGTTGGTGGTGTTGTTGTTGTTGTTGTTGTTTTTGTTGTTGTAATTGACGCTGTATTAGTTGTTGCTGGTACTGTTGTTGTAATTGACGCTGTATTAGTTGTTGCTGATGCGATGGTTGCTGTTGAGGTGGATGTAGTTGTTGTTCCGCACTCATTGGTCTTTTAGGCAATACGTTACTTTGGTAT